ATTTAGATATAAGTTCATTCAAGGTAGGTGGGGCTGATTGTTCCATCTATCTTGGTGATACAAAGTTGTATCCAGAGGAAGAGCCTATACCAACACCAGAATGGATTAGTTTAAAAAAAGGTGATACAATACCAAAAGGCTATGTGTTTGGTGTCGAATCTATTACTTCAAATGACTTACAAAGCAATGATTTGATAATTGGTGATGCAAATTCAGACCATGCATTATTCACTTCAGTTGCAACTAGAGCACCATCATCGTATGGATATTTTTATACTGTTTCAAATGGTGTTAGCACATATCAATTTTCTTGGACAGATACTAGTCCTAAATTCATATTCTCCGATTACAGTGGGGCAAGAGAATACTACTATGAAGATGGCACAAAAACAATGCCATTAAATTGTCAATTATATATAGCCCAAGTCTAAAATCATAATATTTAAACAATACTATAAATTATGAATTACAATTCAGAAACAATAAATAAATTATACTATGGTGACAGATTGATTAACATATCTGTTACAAATGGTAGTGGAGGTGATAATGCATTGATTAAATCAATTAAGATTGAAGACTTTACTGGAACTACTTTTAATCGTTCTACCTCATATATCACTAGTGTAACAATACCAAATAGTGTTACAAGCATTAGCGATTATGCTTTCCAATTTTGTACTAGTCTTTCAAGTCTAACAATACCAAGTGGTGTTACTAGTATTGGTTCTTATGCTTTCTCTAATTGTAGTGGTTTGACAAGCGTAACAATTCCAGACGGTGTTACAAGTATCGGTAGTAGCGCTTTCATAAATTGTAAAGGGCTTTCAAGTGTGACGATACCAAGTGGAATTACAACAATTAATAGTAATCTTTTCAGTGGCTGTATAAGTCTTACAAGTGTAACAATACCAAGTGGTGTTACTAGTATTAGTAATTTTGCTTTCCAAAATTGTAGCGGTCTTACAAGTGTAACAATTGAAGCAATAACCCCTCCAACATTAGGCATTACTGTATTCGCTTCTACAAATAACTGCCCAATATATGTACCATCGGAAAGCGTTGAAACATATAAGTCAAAAAGTGGTTGGAGTTCGTATGCATCGAGAATCCAAGCGATACCATAAAATAATCTAGATTAAATAACATAATGACATGGCATGTAATTGCAACGAAGAGGGAAAGGTGATAAATATCGGAATGGGATGTTGTCAGCCAATTGTGGCAAATGCTGACAACTATTACACTAAATCAGAAATTGACGAAATGATTGCGAATTTGATTAGCGAGATTGAAGCCTTGAAAAACAGCTAATCATGTTTATTGTAAATAAAAGCTTTTAAAAAACGATTTCTAGAAATGATATACCCAGACTGCGATATGAAAAGATGGGAATACTGCGATAATACTGTTGTGTTAGCTAATGCCGACTACTACTACACAAAGGAGCAAGTTGACAAGAAAATCGAGGATGTGGAAGGAATGACCCCAGAGGATGTTCAGAAACAGATTGACTGGTCAATTAAGGACAAGGCTGACAAGACGGAGGTTAATGACTTAGCACAGCAAGTAAGGCAGAATACCCAAAGGATATTAAACACATATACAAAGGAAGAGACCAATTCATTGCTTACAGCGTACCTTACAAAGCTAGAGGCAAACGGAATGGTTGCAAACTATGCAAAGGTTAATGGTGATACATTAACTCTTAATAATGAGAACATAACGATTTAATAATATATTATTAACATGGCAAATATTTCAAAACTAAGACTTAGTGGCGTTACCTATACGATAGTTGATGAAACCGCAATACATGACTTAAGCAACTATTATACAACTGCCCAAACTGATTCACAGATTACAGCAGCAACTTCTGCATTGGCTCAGACCATTGAGGAAGCTGGTTATCAGAATGCTTCACAAGTGAATGCTGCAATAACTGCTGTTACAAATCCAATTAATGCGACTCTTACAGCACATACGGCAAATACAGAAATCCATGTCACTCTTGCTAACAAAGAGGCTTGGAATGCTAAACTTGATGCAGCAGACGTTGAAGGATTATTCGGATATTCTGAATATGACTCAGAGACTCATAGGATTAACTTTAAGAACACTTCAACTGGTTCCGTTCTATCCTACATTGATGCTTCACCGTTCATCGTTGACGGTATGGTGCAGAATGTTGAGATAAAGGATGTTACAATTGAAGGGGAGAGCGTTAAGTGTTTGGTTATCAGTTTCAACACAGATGCTGGCAAACAAGACATCAATATTCCTATCTCTCAAGTCTTCGATGCAAGTAACTATTACACAAAGGCTCAGACAGACAGCGCAATTGCTGCTTACACCTATGACAAAGCAACGATTGACCAGAAGGTAGCAGAGGGAGGCACATTCGACCCAACTCTTTACTACGACAAGACTGCAACTGATAATTTGCTTGCTAACAAGGCTGATACAGCAACGACCTACACCAAGACAGAGGTTGATAATGCTATAACTGCTGCAACATCTACGAAACAGGATACCCTTGTAAGCGGTACTAACATCAAGACTGTTGGAGCACAGAGCGTTCTTGGAAGCGGTAATATCGCATTGATGACAGCTCATGTCGGAACTGGTAATGATGCTGAAACCTTAATCTTTGAGTTTGCGTAAGCAATACATACTTCATAACTTTTTAAGGATAGAATTCTATATTCTATCCTTTTTTTATTCATGTTTATTGTAAAATATCAATAATCTATCAAAATCTATTATAAAAGTATGAGTAGACCTATAGGTTCAAAAAATAAGCCAAAAGCACCAACGAACAGAAACGGTGTTTTTGCAACCAATTTTGAGAAGCAGATTGAGGGTAGCCCAATAACAAGGAAGAATGCCCTTGGCTGGGTCAATTGGGGTCTTAAAAACAACTATCCGAACATCTTGCTAGACCTTTACAATATGTCAACTACACATAGGGCTTGCATTAACTTCGGTGTACAGTCAATCCTTGGAAATGGTGTGGATTTCGATGCAATGAAACTGAATGGTGATGAGGTTGTACCGAACTATGCACAGACTTGGGATGATTTCATCAAGGAAATTGCGCTTGACTATATGTTATATGGCTCATATGCCGTCCAGATAATTATGAACAAAGATGGACACACATTCTCATTCTGGCATATGCCTCTTGACAAGGTTCGTTGGACTGAATACGATGAGGATGGACAGATTCTACAGTATATGATTTCAAATGACTGGACAGCACTTGGTCAGAATCCTCCTTTTGCCATTGATGCATTCGATATGAGGGAAGACAGTACGATTGAGAGGGGAAAGCCATATCTGTATGTGTATCGTCAATATTCACCATCAATGACATATTACACACAGCCTCATTATCAAGCTGGTATTAAGTCCATTCAATCAGAGATTGAGTATATCAACTATGACCTTCGTACAACAGTGAATAACTTCGTACCAAGTGGTATGTTAGTTCTCAACGAGGTAGAGACTGACGAACAGAGGCAAGCAATCCTTAACAACATAACGAATACGTTCCAAGGCTCAAACAATGCGAACAGTGTATTAGTTACATTTAGGAATAATGTGGATGAACAGAAACCAGAGTTTATACCATTTGCAGCAAACAGTGGAAATATAAACCTTTATGCATCAGCAAATGAAAGAACTGTATCGAGGATATTAGCAGCACATCAGATTCCTAATGCAAGCTTAGTAGGTATGCCAGACATCGGTGCAACTGGTTTTGCTTCTGAAGCAGATAAACTTGAGACAGCTTATCAGCTTTACAATAAGTTAACTGGTAATGCAAACCGTATGGCAGTAATCCGTACATTGAACCAAATGTTCAAGATGAATGGTATTGACACTGAGATTGTGATGAAACCTCTTTCTTTCAACGACTTCGGCAATGATGCTAATGTAGAGGAAAGGACTGAGCCGACACAGCCTACAGATGAAGACGAAAATAACGTAGAAGAGCAAAAAACAGAAGAATAATATGATTATCAACGAGAAATATTTCAAACAGTATTCACCAATTCCATTGAATTACAATATGGCAGAGGTGAAGAACTATATACCAGTCGCAGAGAAGATATGGGTAAAGCCAGTAATAGGTCATAAGCTCTTCAGCGAGATTGAACAGCAAGTAAAGGAGAATAAAGTATCTGAGGCTAATGCCACATTGCTTACCGAGGGAGGATTGTGGCAGTATTTGTCATTTGCAACCGTTCTAGAGGCTCTTCCAATGGTGTGGAGTCACATATCAGAGGTCGGTGTCACAAAGGGCAAGAGCGACAATTCTGACAGCCTAGACTTAAAGGATATGACATATGTTAGTCAGCACTTGAGGAATCAAGTTGAGGTTCTTAAAGACCAATTGAAGAAATGGTTATGTGAACACTCCGTTTCATTTCCATTGATTGATTGCTGCGGATGCGGATGCTCATGTTGTCAAGAGAATGCAAAACTGAATAAGCCTAACCCTAATCAGCAGATATATTCTACTAGAAGGAAATGCACAAATCTAGTGTAAACTATACGCACACATGCGCATAAAAAGAAAAAATAAACAAAAAGAAAAGAAATAAGGCTCGTAGGACGTTTAAATCTTACGAGCCTTATACTTTATCGTCTTAACCCATTAAATGCGCTCAGAGGGCTTTAAAATGCGAAATGGAGACATTCTACTCCTTGTTACAAGTTACCATCTTGAAGTACCTTGCAAAACCATCCGCTGTATAGGTCAATCCACAAGGGTCAAAGATGAGGTTATGCTGTACCGAGTCAGCAATCTCTTGCCAATCCTCATCACTCATATTCTCTTGCCCATCAATGTATGAGCAGCAATCATTGTTATCCTTGAGGGTGTCAATGATTTCTTGTTTAATTTCGTCAAATTCCATATTAATCAAATACTATATCTGCATAATTTCTAACCATTTCAAAATCTTCCCAATTCTCATTCCATACACAATCCTTCCAAGATAGTGCTATACCTTTATCCCAATTTGTTGTGCCACCTCCGTCCTTGAGTAGTTGATTAAAGTATGTTCTGATGCCTTCTAAATCACCATCATAGTTGTTGAGGATGTACTCTAAGCATTCTTTAACGGTGTGAGGGCTGTTCTCTTCGTTATCAATGTGTGCCTTGTCCTCTAGCTTGAACGCTCTAATCTTGCTAAATTCAACATCTACAGTCCAGATATGCCCTTCCCAAGCATCATCATATCCATCATCCATAAATTCAATGCTGTTAACAGTTCTTTCATATCTTTCCTCAATCATCTTCTTGAAATACTCAGTAAACTGTTCCATCACCTCTTTTTGGTCTTCACTTATCTGAAAATAAAAGCAATCATCATTCAGACGATTTGAATAACCGTCTGACATTGAATCGGAGATTCTTATTTCTGCATTTCTAAATCTATTTATATCCATAATGCTATTGCTTATGATAAATTGTCTTTAAGAAAATCATACTTCATTTTATCCATAGTATAATTGTCACAACCAGTCTTCTTACCATTAGTCAACTTTAGTGAACTAAGTGTTTGCTCTAGCTGTCCTTTGAGGCGTTTCGCTTCATATTTTGTCGGATTCCATTTGTCTAACTTTTCCTCAAAAACCTTGAGGTCTCGTTCCAAATTTGCATAAAATTCTTCTATTGTGTTCATTGTTTATTTCGTTTTTAAGTTAATATTCAAAACCCCACCCATCTTCACAGACAAATGGGGTATATAAATATGAAATCAATTTTAATTAAAAAAAATGGTTCTTATTTATTCATACATTTTGCCTTGAGTGTTACACCATCATCTTCAAACTCATATAGTGCAGCAGTCCATTCATTCAAGCAGCAAAGCATAAGATTTTTGTAAAATTCATATGGAATAGCATTACCAAATATATCATCTACACCTCCGAATACATCAATGATGTTCTTTCCATTGTAATGATATACCTCCCAATTATTTCCGTCAATTTTACTGCCAAGAGTATCCTCAAATCTAGTATGGTGGAACTGTTTGAGAGTTTTACCGACTTCCTCCATAAAGTATTCTGTGAAGGGACGATTGAACTTGAATGTAAATGGTGGAATGTTCCTTGTACAGTCATGGATAATTGAAATTCGCTCATCAGTTGATAATCTAATACCTCTCAGTGCATTAATCAACTCTGTCTGTGTTTGTACTGTTTCCACATTAACATCACCCTTTTCCAAATCTAAGTGCTCAATAACGAAGTACTGAATGGTGATTGTGTACTGCTTCTCAATTGAAGTTGTTACGTAATTCACATTAATGATGTTTGATTCATTCTCAAACTTTACTAAGTTTTTAATTTTCATAATATAACAATGTATTAATTATGTCTTCATCTTAAGGCGGAAGGCTTTACCTATTGTATAACACAAGAATTGTATGAGGTATGTACCCCACACTAACGTTACCTATGAAATCGGATTTCGTTGCCCTTGTGTTTTTCAACATTGCAAAGATATGAAAAAAATCTGAGATAGCAAAATTTGTTAACACTATTTAACACAAAATATTTGCAGTATGAATTTTATATTATATGATAATATAATATAACAAAAAAACGACTAACAACAGTTTCTCTCTGTCATTAGTCGTATAGGCTTGATTCGCCTTTAGATATATATAGTATTTAAACAAGGAACAGCTACATCTGCTTGAGGACAATGCTTCTTGCATCTTGGAAGAACCTATACTCTTTGCCATAAATCACAAGTTGCTTAACCTTGTGTCTCAATCCTTCCTTATCCTCGTATATTATGTATGTTTCCCTCATCGGTATTCATTAAGTAATTTTGGATGTCTTTCAAGTTGGTATTTTGGACAGTAATCAGACCGCCATTCGAACCAATCACTCCAACATATCTCACCTCCTTGACCTAGGTATTGATAACGCTTCTCCATCACCAAGGCAAATCATCAATGACATCTTCTGTCTCATTTTTTGATGCCGATACGACAACCTTCTTTACTTGTTCTTTCTCGTTCAACCTTGCTTGGAGCATAAGAATCATCCTCTTCATTTCATCATCGGACATATCGTTGATGTCATTCGATTGTTTCTTTTCCTCCTTGTTCCAAGTAATCTGTGACGGTAATTTGAAACCCTCATGCTCAACTACCTTATTCATAGGAACGTTGAAGTAACTCTGGATTTTCTTCTTCTCTAGTGTGAATACCCAATTGTTATCAATCCTTGAAGCACTTATCAACTCCTTGTCAATCAACAGTTGAATCGCTTGGTCTATCTCCGCTTGGTCAAGATGCATAGTCTTTGCAAATTGCTTCTGGTAGTACTTGATTTGCTCTTGAGACTGCCAACTAATCAAATAGAACAAAGTCTTCAATGCTGTTGGTGGCAACATACAAGCTAACTGGTTTGAGATATATACTCTATCCTTATCCATTGTTGCCTCCTTTCTTGTTTGCCTCGATTAGTTCTTCAAATAGGATTGAGTCTTCCTTGTAAAACTCTTGCTGTAATTCGTAACCTTTGTTATTTTCCATCATAATGTATCAATTTTAATTTGTTATTTTTAACTTTTCTTTGCAAAGATATGCAAAAAACTTGAGAAAAACAAATTATTTAAACATTTTTTTACTTCTCATCACAGAAATAGGCAATAGTATGCCTTCAAATCCCTCTATTTTTTCACCTATATATTCATAACAATAGCTTCTTCTCGCTAGCCTATTGCGGTAGCGAGGGTCTGTGTTGCTTGTTTTCTTTAGATTGTTTGCTGTTGACCTTACTTTCGGATTTCTTGCTAAAGCCTCACCGAACTTCCTATGTGCCGTTTTAATGAATAGCCTATAGTCATGCTCTTCGTCAGATAGGGATTTGACAATGCCTCCGACAAAATTAAAAATGAGGGTTGATAGTCCTAAACCTTGGTAGTCTTCTAGTATAACCATCCTTGATATTGCCATTGCATATGGCATTCTGATTCTTGGTGAGTTAATGATTCCCACAAATCCTACTGGAACTCCATCCCATTCAAACAATAGACACTTGCAAGATTTATTAAGTTCAGCACTCAAATAATGGCATTTTGAAAATCCTAGGCTTTTCCACACAATCGGCTCTACTCTTCTTACAGTAAGTTGTATATATGGTCTTTGCCCTTTAGGGTGTTCTATATGTATAGTCTTCATATATATAAATATTATCATATTTGCTGATTAATTAAATTTTTTTTGAAAAAATTTGCTTTTTTAAATGATTTTTGATAACTTTGCATATATTTATAATAGGTAAAGGTTGCAAACTTTATCTTTTTCTTTGGTATAGGAGGTTTTTACAATCGCTTTATTCATCCTCCTATACCTTTAACTAAAAAGCGATTGAATGTAAAATAATTGAATAAAGCGAAAGTACAATGAAGGCAAAATTTAAATTTGAAATTATGAATGCTCTTGGAGCAATTTTACAAGATGAGGAATTCAAGGTGGCTTATTACATCTTGAACAGATTAGCATTAGAGGATACTAACAGAGTTAAAATCTATAGGGCAATGCTTGCTGACCTTACAAATAAGTCAGAACGAACAATCAGTAGGATTACCGACAAACTTGATGAGAAGGGTATCATCAAAAAAGATACTGTGTCTGATTCAAAAAACAGATACAACTACTACTCAATACATCCAAATATTGAACAATCAATTGCACAAAATGATGACAAACTTGGTCATGAAGAACAAGAAACAACACTAAACTCGGTCACAGATGACAGGTTTAATAAGAAAGAAAAAAAGAATAAAAATATAAAAATAAAAAGAAATATAAAAGAAAAAAAACAATTTGAAATAGAATGTAAAAATGAAAACATTGAAGAAAATACAGAAGAAACCTATGTAGATAAAATCTTGGAAAGAGAACTTGAAATGGCAATTGAACAAAACCTTATACCTACTGAGGAAAAGAAAAAAGTTGAGATAAAAAAGCAATTCCTTCAACACTGTGATAACCCAATTAGAAGAAAAAGGATACCAGATGTAGAAGACATATCTCAATACCTAAAAAGGACAAGGGCTTACGCAGAAAAAAACCTTTAAACATTTTGAAATCTCAACTTTTTTTTATATATTTGCAATAACAACATAATGTATCAATCAGTATAACTTTCAATGAGAGGTGAGGACTTGATATTCAACATTCTTTTTGTTTAAACGATTCATAAATTCATATTACTTTTTATTTTTTCCTTCCTCACCTCTCAACTTTTTTTTTTGAGTAAACCTTTACTTTTTCAAATGGAGTGATATTTATTATAAAAAGACCTATGGCATTAAGAACAGAAGAATCACTCCAGAAGTTATTTGAAGCATCAAGGCTTAGAAACGAGAAAAAGAAAAGGCTTGAAGAGCAGAAGTACAAAAAGGCTCAAGAATCAACGAAAAAGGAAAGAGCCTTACAACAGTCCAAGAAACAAGAGAAAACGCCTCAGAATGACTGGAAACAGCCTCAAATCACATTCAGAGTGTATAACATCAAGTATGTTGAACGTTTTGCAGATGAGGATGACCTTTACACATCAAGGGAGGAACTAGAAGAGGCGATGCCACATAACATCAATTGGACTCTTTGGGACTCTCTAGTGAATAAGACTCGCAAGGAATTAGAAAAATGAGAAAAGGAAACAAGGTATATATCTATCTCAATCAAGAGTATTGGGGCGAAGCACCTACACAGAACCAAGCAGCAAAGAAATGCAGTGTAAGCACAGCAACGGTACAGCAAGTCCTATCAAAAAGGATACCTTGCACAAAGAGAGGATTCTATTTTTCTAGAAAGGAACTTACAGATGAAGAAAGATATGAATTACCAGTCAAGGACAATCACTTTGAGAAACAAGACCCTACACATTGGGGAAGAGGATGCGTAAGGGAGGTTGAAAACCAAGTCTATGAGGTTGACTGCAAATCACCGAGTATCACCTATTTCCCTAAGAGAAGAAACGATAAGATTGAAGAGTTCAAGACCTTCTTGTTTACTAAATTTAGGGAAAGATGGTTGTTAATACCAAAACCTCTTGCAACACTTGAAAGACAATACATCAGAGATTTTCTACGAGAAATGGAAAAGTAATATAAAAGTCTCAACTCCGACTGTAGGAGGATAAACAATGCAGCAATAATCTCAATCGGTTAACATAGAGACTTTTTTTGCCATAATATTTTTATTTAGTTTTTCATATAGAAGTTTATTTAATTTTTGAATCCAAGATGTCTGAGACAGATGGTGCTTGGATTCTTTTCTGAAAAACATCAATGGGCAAAACCCATTTCTAAAATAACAATTAAAAAACATTCCAATTATGGACAACACAATTGAAAGGATTGTGCGTAACAATCCGACACTAGGTGGCGCAGATGTCATCACAACGACTATCACAAGAGAGGATAGAACAAAAAGACATTATTACATTTTCAAGAAAAGAGAAGAAGATTTAGAGCATACATATGCACACATACCATTAAATGTTTTCTCTAGGGAAAATGGTAAAGGAAGACATAAACATTACATTGTCGTAGCAGTGTATGAGAAAGGATTTGAGGTTTATGACTTGAATAAACCAAGAAACATTTACATTGATGGCACAGATGTAGTGATAGGAGACCCAGACAGCATAGGCTTCAATATTGACGAAAACGAAATGAATAAACCTTTACCATTTTGATTAGCCTATGAACACAAAGTATGCTGAAACACATGAAGCAGATGACTTCGAAATGTTGAAGGAACTCAATTCTGTTTTCAAACTAGACGAACTTGGTAGAACACCACAAGGATATGCCACAGACGCAAGCGGATACACCAAAGGCAGATATGTCGAAATAGAACTTAAAAGAAGGTATATCAACGTTGACACATATCCTTCAATTATCATCGAGCCTTACAAAATGCAATATGCGAATGAGAACAAGGACACAATCCAACTGTATGTGAATTTTACAAATGATAACTATGCAATAGTCTTTAATTTGCATCGTATAGGAAACGCTACAAAAACAGAGTACGACATACCAAGCAAACTCTATGAGAGAACAAAAACATCAAATAGATACAACCTACCAATGTCTAATGCTTGGATTTATAAGAAGGACGGAAACAATAAATATAAACTGATACAAAAGGGATGGTAAATAACCACCCCTTTTTATGTTATATTATACTCACAGCCTCAACATGGTGCTACTTAAACTTTTTCGGCTACAAAATTAGTGCTATTTTTTGATTCCACAAAATATTAGATTGCTGGTTATCAAGCATTTAGAGGGATTAGCAAATAATCGGTGCTATCTACAGGGCAATCTAAAAAAATTTTTTTGTCTAAAATCAGTATTTTCGCATTTTATGTGATATTTATATATAAATAACGATATTATGGAAGCATTTATTTTATTTATAGGTTTTTTATGTGTTATTTACCAGTTAGATAGAATAAATAACACTTTAAATAAAAACGAGGAATAATTATATTTTAATAAATGAGTTGATGGAAGACAACACAGCAGTAACAGCGTATTTCAGCTGTATAAATGACAATTATAATAACCTCAAACAAATCTGCAAGGATGTATGTGTGCGCAATAAGGAGAAATACTCAGAAGACACAGTAAACGATACAGTAATCCAGATACATAAGATAATTATCAAGAAAGGACAGTTGGATGATATGTCTTGCAGTGGTATAATGCGGTATTTTGTACGTTCATATGTAAATAATCTACGTTGTGAAAAACGATATGCATACATTAAGAAACGAGACCACAACATATCCCAAGAGGAATTCAATGAGAGGTATGAACAGTCACTATCAAGCCAACGAGAGAAGATAATAAAGGATTTGCTAGAAGATTTCTCTGTTCTATACATTATGAAACTGGTTGAACTTAACTTTGATGCAGAGCATTTCTATTTATATAGATTGAAGACATTATGTGGTAAGACGTACAAGCAAATCCATGATGAGACAAAGATTAAGAAGTCCAGAGATAAGATACTTGAGGTCTCAAATTGGGTGAAACAAAATCTAACAAGGGATATGATAAAAGCAGAGTTCTTGGACATATATGGTGATTTAATTGAAAATTAAACAAATACAATCATGTTTATACAAATATTACAAGTAATTCTAATCCTTGCGATGTTCATTATTATAAGATGGTTCGCATGGAAAGTAACAGAGGTATGGGGATTGCCAGAGTGGTTGCAATATAAACCTTGGAACTGTAAGTTATGTCTTACATTCTGGTCTCTATTATTCTCTTATCTAACAGTTGGGTTAATCTTTCATCTACCTATAACATTATATGGTGGCATTGCATTAGCGATATTAAATGCATTAGCAATGTGGATTGACCAACGAAATAAAACAATCCGTATTGAGGATTTGTAATTTTAACATATTTTATATATCTTTGCTAAAATATATTGAGTATGAGTAAAATAACGGAGGAATGGAAACCAGTGATAGGTTTCGAAGATTTATACGAGGTTTCAGATTGGGGAAATGTCAGAAGTGTAGATAGATATGTAGAGAACTTTAACCCTTTAATTGGAAAAGTGACAAGACGTTTTTGGAAAGGTAAGGCACTAAAAAAAGTGAAAGCAAAGGATGACTATTTAGTTGTTTGCCTACATGATGCCGACCATAAACAGCATGAAGGTAAAATACATAGATTGGTTGCTGAAGCATTTATACCTAATCCACAGAACAAACCATTTGTAGGACATACGAAGACGTTAGAGAATGGTTTAGAGGATAAAACAGCAAACGAGGCATGGAATTTGGCTTGGATGACCCCAGAGGAAAATTCTAATTATGGGACATTGCCAAAGAGAATTTCAGAAGATAAAAAAGGAGAGAAAAACCCAATGTTTGGTAAAAAACGGTCTGAAGAGACTAGAAGAAAGCAATCAGAAACATTAAAAAATAATTATAGATTAAAAACAAATACAAATGAAATGGAATGATGAAGACGTTAAATTAGTTGAGAAATTTATTGATATAAAGAATAGAGGCTTCTATTGTGATGGTACTCAACTTACTACTGTCTACAATCGAGTATTGGAAAAGAACGTAGCACCGACATCATGCGGCTCATGTATGAGAGCAAGAATCTCAGAACTAGAGACAGCCCTTAACAGTTTCAAGAAGACTCTTGAGGTAAAAGAAGAGCCAAAGGCAAAGATAACGAAATCAAAGAAGAAATAATATGTTAGCAAAAACACATGGCGAAAAGAGTAAGAAGGATAGAAAGGCAAAAAAGACACCAGCTAAGAATGGTGGAATGCCGACTCTGACTGAAGACTATAACAAAGCAGATGACCTTGTTAGCCTTGTGTATGTTGATATATGTAATGGAGTTTCAAGAAGTGATGTAATCCAGAAATTACAGTTAGGAGAATATGGTAATAAACCGATTAAAGCAAGACAGTCAGCCTATTATTACAATGCTGCATTAGATAGGTTCGCAGTTGATACGGACATAGAGGCAGAAAAACTTAGGGATATGTTTTATGCTAGGTATGAGACAATCCTTGCTGAATGTATGAAGAGAAATGATGTGTTCAATGCTAGGGCAACCTTAGACAGCATGGCAAAGATATTCCTAGGAGTTAGGGATGGAAACCAGACAAATATTCAAGTTAACTCTGATAAGGATGGAGGGATTACAATCAATTTTGGATTTGATAATAATACAGTAGACGGTGAGGTAATAGATGAAGATTAATTTCAACATCAAATTAACTAAGAAACAACAAGAAGCTTATGACCTAATGCATCAAAGGGATTGTAAGTTTCTTGTTGCTCGTTGGAGCAGACAGTGTGGAAAGACTGTGTTTGCTGAGATTATGATGATTGAATATCTTTGTGTTCCCCACACATTTAACGCTTATATATCACCAACATTCGCACAAGGTAAGAAAGTATTCGCAGAGCTTACACAACTCCTTGAGGGAACTGGTATCGTTAAGAAAGCAAATGCAGCAGACCTTAAGATAGAATCTGTATATGGGGCAACATTAAAGTTCTTCTCAATGGAATCACCAACATCTATCAGAGGTAATACTGTAAGTGGTATATTAGTGATGGATGAGGCTGCATTCTTTCCCACACAGCTATCTACTGGAGAAGACCCTTACTACAATGTCATCTTCCCTATTATAAAGGCTAGAAAGCCAAAAGTATTAGTCATATCGACACCGAATGGAAGACAAGGGATGTATTATGATTTGTATCTCAAGGCATTCAATGGAGAGAATGGTTATCACCAGTTAACTGCAACGATATATGATGACGATTTAATTACTAAGGAAGAGATTGAGGAATTAAAGAGAGGCTATCCACCACTGGCATTTAAGCAAGAGTTTGAGGTGGAATTCCTAGATAATGCATTGACAGTATTCCCTAATTTCTCAACTTGTTTCGATGGACATTATGATGGAGGTAAATGTTGGATTGGAATTGACCCATCTTCAGTAGGTGATGATAATACAATTGTATCAATCATAAATACAGAAGGTCAAGTTAAACAGTACAAGGTTGATGGAACGTTAGACCAGAAATATGATAGGATTGCCAAGATTATCAATGATTATCATCCGCAAGCCACATATATCGAGAATAACTCGATTGGTGAAGTTATGGCGAATGAAATAAAGAAAAAGCTTATAAGAAAGAGCAATTTCTATACATTCACAACTACAAATGAGACGAAAAAACAATATATATCTCTTCTTGCAGTCGATATTGCTAACAATGAGATACATTTTGAGGAAGATAATAGGCTATTGTATTCAGAATTATCAACGTTTACATTTAAGTTAACTAAGACTGGAAATATTACATATGCTGCAAAGGAAGGCTATCATGACGATACTGTGACAAGTTTAGGTGTATGTCTCCAGTGTAGGGAGGATTTCAAGCATACTGGGGAGAATAATTATCATTTTGTTAAAATGAATATTAAACAATTTACATAATATGGACAATGAGAACGTAATTGACTTTGGAAAATGGACAGTTCCTACTAAATGGGAAGACGTAACGCTGGAAATGTTCCAAAAGATAGAGAAATATTACTCTGACAAGGACAAGGATTTTGATGTAAGGGAGGTCTTAGACATATTCACAGACCATACAAGGGATGAAATAGACCAATTGCCTATTAATTTCACTGATAAACTGTTGAATGAGCTTTCATTCTTGAAGGAACAACCAGATTATGGTGATGCAAGTCCAAAGATAAAGATAGATGGCGAGGAATATTGTATAAATGTGATGGAAAAGCTTAAAACTGGTGAATACGTTGCAATTGACACCATATTGAAGAATGATTCGCATGACTATATCTCAATTCTTGCTGTTCTATGTAGAAAAAACGGTGAGATATATGACTCCAAGTTTGAGGCAGAGGTATTTGAAGAGAGGCAGAAACTGTTTGCAAAACAACCAATAATGAAGATAATGCCTTTGATAAGTTTTTTTTTAAGCTTATTCATAGTACGCATGACACATTCCCAATTGTATTCGGAGGTGGAGGAAGGATTAAACCTCATTCAGCAGAATATAGACAATTCGGAGAATCTTGGGGTTTTCAAAAGACGCTCTTTGAACTCGCAGATGAAAAAATTGAGAAAGTTGCTCAAGTCAAACAAGAGTATTTGACAGATACATTGACATTTCTGACGTATTTAATAGGGAAACAGCAAATGGAAGAGGCTGAAGACCAGTTCCAAGAACTGAGACGAAAGGCTAAGAGGGGTAGATGATAAGTCTACCCTTTTTTTCATGTTTAAAATAAAAATTATTATGCTTAAAGACGTAATTAATATATTAAAGGACATTTCACTTCGTCATAAGGGTGTTAGGACATTCAGATACCAAGGTGAGAAGATGAATAATGCCCAGAATAACCACAAGACCTACCAAGTCTATGTGGATGATATAAGTCTGCATGAATTGAATATTACCACAAATATATTCAAGGCACAGTTTGAGATTTATATCTTAGGTTTTGTCGATGATGAGAACGATGTGCTAGAAGTCCAGAACAACGCATATACGATTGCTTGCGACATTATGGCTTACATTGATACTAAACCACAGTTCAAAGGAATATTGAGAGTTTACGATTACAGCCTTTTGACACTAGCAAGGTATACAGATGATAGTTCTGCTGGAGTTAAGCTCTCCTTGACGCTGGAAATGCCTTCTCCAGTGAATCTATGTACATTAGATGATAACTTCAACGATGAACCATATGAAGACAATGAGGATAAGGAGATTGATATAAATAACGAAGATATTGGAGACATAGAGATAAATCCAATACACCTTCCAACAAATAGGATTTGCTAATGGAAATATCAAAGATTGTAATGGAGTTTTCCAAGGAGATAATGGATATTGTTAGGGTTGTGATGGAGAGCAATCTTCTAGATAACCATAAGGTTGGAAGAAATACCATCATAGGCTCTGACATTTACAAGAATCTCCAAGTAATAGCGAAGAACGATGGTGACTTGGTGTTTGACATCTTGCTCAACGACTATCTCACATATATTGAGAGTGGGAGAAGGAAAGGAGCGAAGATGCCACCAGTTGAACCTATTGTAAGATGGGCAAGGTCAAGGGGAATTCCAACTGACAATTCAACGATATTCCTAATAAGGAGGGCAATATCTAGGGATGGAATAAGACCAAGACCTTTTATGGCAACTGTGATGGAGCAGATTGACCTTGATATGCCGAACTGGTATGACAAGATTTTTGACGAAATAACTAAATTGATAAATGATTTTTTTAATAAATAATGGCAGAGATATATTATAATAACGTTAGTTCACCTAGTAATATGCTGACTTTCACAGATATTCCTAATATATTGAAGGTATCACAGCCTATTAGTGGTTCAAAGGCTGTTTTCTACTTCGATTTCGAGGGAGATTTGAGACAGTCGGTTACAGCAGACAGCCAGTACTATGTGACGTTTCTAGGTGAGACAGTAAGCAATGTGATGAACCCAAGCGATGCTAAGAACAAGAGGTTCTACATTAGCGGAGACGAGGATGGCACTGCAATGTCATTTGCTAGGGCATTGAGGAACTGTGGTAGTATTGCCGCTGACTTCAACATCATCCATAACGGTCCAACAGTCACTCTTTATGCAAAGACCATTGGACAGAAATGGTCTAATGTGGCAAACTATATCCAGAGGAATATACCGACAGACAAGTTGACTACTCATGGCGTTGACGGTAATGCAAGCAGTGTGTTTTTCGGAGGCAAGATTAATGTCAATGTATTCAGCGCAAGTACGTATTCTAATGATGCTTATGTGACAACGTTAGAGAAGAATTATTATGGCGATGAATGCGCATTCGATATGTCACCAGTATTAGCAACTTTCTCTGAGTTTGGAAAGACAACTCCTTATCTATTCTCATTAGATTTGATTAGGGAAGACGGAGAATGGCAATCAATAGGTAACGTTAGCGGAAAGACAACCGTAGGATATATGGCTAACCAGAGCAATAAGTATTTGCTTGCAGGTGGTGCGAAGATGCTTATAAACAACAAGAGGGGTGCTAATGGAAGCATATTGTACACATATGGCAATACGATACCATATTCTACTCTATGTGGGGATGACACTGGTGGCTGGACAATCAACATATCTTGCAAGGACTCTGCTTTCAACGAGATATATGCATATTCGACAACTGCAAGGAAGACAAGTTCTAATAATATAATTGATTCAGCGGTTGAGATACCTACAATTTTTTTCAGAGACTCATATTATGTGGATATAACCGTTGGTACTGAAATGTATAGGTTCAAGGTTATAAAGCCATTGAAGGCAACGGAATACTACCAGAGAGTGCAATGGAGAAACGAGTATGGTGGAATTAGTTTCTTCGATTTCACTGGTGCTCGCAGCGAGACGGATAATGTTGACATCGAGACATATGAGAAGAACATATTCGACTACCATGACATAGATGCGTTTGAGAGGAAGAGGATATATAGGAATGATTACAAAAAGACTGTGAAACTCACATCACATCTTATGGAAGAGGATGGTAAATGGATTTTCAACTCGCTTATGAAATCAAAGAGAGTGTGGACAACGGTTAATGGCAAGGTCTACTACATTATACCAAAGAATATCGAGGTGAATGAAGACCAGAACTATAACAACATCTACACAGCAACACTTACATATGAATATAGTGATAACGATTAATTATGATTAGTGACGTACATTACATAGAATTATATATCAATGGAGAGCTTATTGAGCTTGTGTCTCAGGAGTCTTTGAACCTTCGAATAAACAACGTATTGTTCGACCCTACGAAGACAACAACGACACAAGCTGAGTATTCATATTCATTTGATATTCCAAGTACACCGAATAACGACCGTATATTGAACTATGCGAATAATCTCTCAAGGACGAACAAGTTCCATGCGAGATACCCATCACAAGTTTATGCTGACGGTCATATGATTTTCGATGGAAGTTTGACGATACAGAAATATTCAGCAAAGGATAAGTCGTACACTTGCAACCTTGTTAACATCAAAATTAACACATTAGAAGAGATATTCGGTGAGATGGTGATGACTGACCTCAAGTGGGAAGTTCCTTTTGATGGTGCTCCTACAATTAATTCTGTCAATGAGGATTATGACACAAAGTATTTCTTTCCATTAGTGAGTTATGGCGTATTCCAGAAGGATTATGTGACGAAGGATGAGGTCGCAGCAACATATACACCAAAGCACACCATTGACAAGTACAACAAATGGTGGGTTGAGAGTTTCTACCCTTCGCTGAATATGGTTGAGACAATGAAGAAAGCGTTTGAAAACAAGGGATATACAGTTGGAGGTAGTGCATTCTCTGACCCAAATATCAATAGGATTTATTGCTCTACAAACCTTGCACAAGAGCAAACTCCATTGTACAACCTTGGTAACGCTAAATTCGGTACTGTATCATTGAATATCAAGTGGAATAACTATAGGTCAATGTTTCCAGACTCAAGCAGCAGCAGTGGCTATGACGGTGGATATACTCACCATACGTATACAAACCGTTGGTCTAACACCACTGGTGGTATACAGCAAGACCTTCAGTTTCCATATTATAGGGTAGACCCATATATTAGAGCTGCAAATAATAGTATTGGGTCTCAATATAATTTCTCTACAATTGACGTATGGAATATGATGGACTCAACTAATAACAGTGCTGTAACTGTGACAGTCCATAGCGATACCTATATGTACGACCCAAATGAGAATGTGATAGTTATTCCAGCAGATGGTTGGTATAGAATCTATATGTCAACGAGTGCATCACTCAGTGGAGGGGCTGGAACCTATTTTACAGCGAGACAGTGGACAAACACATTCCATGATGAAGATAATCTAGAAGAAAGAGATGTGCGCATTAAGAGAGGCTTAAAAGAATTAACACCTCTTGAGATACAATTGGTGAGGAATTATGACGAAAATATCGAATTAATTAAGGGAAAACAGAATATCACTTATGATACTGGAGACCCAAACCAGACTGAATATCACTATGAAACAGGTACATCTACTGGTTCTTCTATCCCAAACAAGACCGTATGGGAAACAGATTTCCCTCACCAAGAGCTTTATGGTTCGAAAGCGCCAACAATAACTAGCGGATTAGTCACAACAACGACTTCACAGAGAAGCACAGGTAGCTCATTCGGAGCAAGCGGTATCCAAACTGGAGGTCATGATTATGGTGGTAGAAGAGCTGGCGGAACTTCAACAACTGGAGGTCGTAATTATGGTGGCAGTTATGGTGCTTCGCAGTACAATACTTATGGATATATGCATAGGGATGGCTATCCTATGCCTTATGACCCAGCTGTTTCAGAGGCATTTATATGCGGAATATCAACGTTAGGCAATGGCACTGTATCTGTAATGAGAAATGGTACTTCTTGGTCGAAAATGTGTTCAATCAACAACCATATTTTCGCTGATGTGAGAGGTATGGACTTGATTAATAAAACATCGGCTGGTACTGAGACTGTTTCAACAGAATATTGTAAGAATGAATATAGAAATTCTACTTGCTATTTATATTCAGATGATTCCACTGTATATAACAGTATTATTCAATGCTGTGTCTATTTGAATAAGAACGATATAATAGAGTTGATGGCAGTTCAGAGGGATTATGATGGTCAGAGATATGCTTGTTCTGCTAACACAGAGTTGACGATAGAAGCCATTTCTGAGCGTTCTGAGGCTGAATTGAGGGCTGACCCATATTGGGGAGCATATTCTACCACAGAATTCCCTAGAAACCTTAATCTTTTCAACTTTACTAATAAAGAAACAAAGGTAAGTGATTGGATAAGCAATGTCCAGAAGGCATTTAACCTTGAAATTGCCCAAGATGGCAATATGATTGACATAAACACTAACCAAGGTTTCAAAAAGAGCCTAAGTAATGCGATAGACATTGATAATAGGGTTAATTCAGATGAGGCTGAGTCAGAATATATCTCTTATCCAAAGGAAATGTCTGTAAAATACAAGATTGACACAGATGAATGGGGATTTGAGTTGACAATACCACCAGAACACATCAATGATGAGGGTGATGAATGGAAGAAATGGGGAGACAGTGGCTATACTGTCATAAGTTTGTCAGATGACACATATGAGACGAAGACACAGAATACCCAGACTAATTTCTCATATACATATTATGACAATTTCTTGTGGAAAGAGGTGTTACAAGATGGTACTGAAACTGATTACACTGGACTGACGATAACCATACCAGTGATTGAGAAGGCTGAATTTATGGCTGAAGGATATGGCTATGATGAGGCTATGAAGCATGATGGTTATTCGATGACCCAGAGGTTTTGGTACAGAGACCAAGTATCTCAAGAATATGTATGGCTAAGTGACCATATGCATGAGAAGGTTTATTTAACATATCCTATGAACAGTTGGAATCGCTTTAATCTATCATATAAGGACAGTGAGACGAGCATTGTGACGGAGTATTTCAACATCAGTCCTATGCTTTCGAGCAACTATGTGAAGATTGATGTGCATATAACACCAGATGAGTATAAGGATATAAAGGGTGGAGCATTGATTCATTTCGACTCAGACTTGTATTATTGTGGGCAGATTAATGGTTATGACCCATCTGGAGGCAATACCACAGAGTTGAAATTGATTAAGAAAATCTAATAAGAAAGGGTGATTAGAAGTCACCCTTTTTTCATGTTTAATTTAAATATTAATAACAATGGCTGATAACAAGAAAATATATACTATTCAGATTAATGGTATTGACCAGTCAATCAAGCAAGTTGACGCATTATCAGATGCTCTACAGTTCCTAGACAAGAATATAAAGGAATTAGAGAGCAGAAGCGTTAATATTACATCGGCATCACCATCTAGTTCAAGTGGTGGTGTGGGTAGGACTGCTGAATTGAATACAGAGGACAAACTATTGAAACAAATCCAAAGCACAGAACAGCAGATTAGAGACGCTAGAAGAGAAGATTACCAGAGTTTATTAGCACAGAAGGACATATTGAAGGATATTGTGTCTGAGGCTCAAGAGAGAGCAGCAGCAGAACGTCTTTCAAGTGGCAACTATGGCAATAATATGAAGGGTTTGAAGCAAGAGCTTTCTGACATCAAGAAGGTAATGCAGACAACTGACCTTGGTGATGAGAAATTCCAAGAAATGACCCAGAGAGCTAATGAGTTGACTAATAAACTTAAGGAATTAGAGCAAGCTTATGGTCAGTTTGGTAGGAATGTCGGTAATTATGCTTCAGCAGCAGAAGGTTTCAAGGGTATACAAGTAAATGTTGGCGGTGTTATAAGGGAATTTGAAAATGCAAGAGAAGCCTCTAGGACACTTAACAATGAACTTAAAACAATGGCTGTTAATGGTCAGACTGACACAGAGGAATTCAAGAACCTTCGTCAAGCTGTTATGCAGATGGAAAGCGCAATGAATGATGCCAAAAAGCCTATGGATTCAATCATGGACACAATGGAGTCATTCACAGCTATTGCATCGGTAAGTGAAGGTATAAGTGCTCTATTTGGCGTTGATGATTCTGAAATACAACGTTCAATTCAGAAATTGGTTGCTTTGCAAAATATTCTCCAAGGAATAGACACAATAAATAAGCAAATGCAAACTGGAGAAGGTATTGGTGGCTTATTCGCAAAGGGTAATGCAGCCATTGATAGTTTTACTAAGAAGTTGTTTGGGGTAAATACTGCTGCAAAAACAACAAATGCGACATTAGCGGCAACTGGCACAGCTGGTAAGTCTGCTGGAACTGGTCTTGCAACAGCATCAGCGGCAGCAAATACTGCAACGAAATCGTTTTCATTAGCTAGTGCAGCAGCAACCGCACTAAGAGTGGCTTTATCTGCGATAGGTATTGGTCTCATTATTGGGGCAATTTCATTGCTTATAGAAGGTATTAATGCCCTTATAAGTAAACAAGCTGAAGCTAAGAAATACCAAGAAGACTTAAACAAGGCTACTGAATCTGGGCAAAAGGCTTATGCTGATGCGAAAGGAGAATTGATTAAATACCAAGTCAAACTTGACAAGTTCAATGGTTCTAAGAAAGAAGAGAAACAGCTTGTAGAAGAGCTTAATAGTAAATATGGACAATCTCTTGGTACATACAAATCTCTTGCTGAATGGAAGAAAGTGCTTAAAGAAAGAGGTGAAATTCTATGCCAAGTGATGTTAAAGGAGGCAGAGGCTCAAGCCCTTTTGAATATGTACACAGAAGCCTATGTAAGATTGCAGCAAGCGAAGAAAGTTGCGGATGCAGGTGGCGATACATGGGAATGGCTTCCTTGGAATTGGGGCGGCAAATCAGCGAAGCAGAAAGCTGATGATAACGTCAAAGAGATAGAAGACCAGATGACCGAATTGCATGACCAGATTGCCAATATATACAAAGATATTGAGGAATTAAATCAAAATAATAATTTATTTAACTATGCGCCTCAAATTGAGAAAAATGGTAAGAGTAATGAGAAAGCTACCAAGAAAGCAGAAGAAAGCCTTGTCAAGTTAAGACTTGAATTAATGAAGGATGGTCTTGCAAAGACACTTGCTCAATTAAAGGCTGAGAGAGCTGCAAGAATCAAGGAGGCAAGGGAAACTGGTAGCAAGGTTAGAGAACAAGAAGCATTGATAAATGCCTTGTATGACAGAAAGGAGATTGAGGCAAGGCAAGCTCATTATAACAACTTGTTAGCAATCCAGAGGAAGTATCAAGAGAATATGAAGAAAGTCCAAGAGCAGACTCAGAAACAGCAGATTAGCAACTCAAGGACAATGAATCAGAATAAGCTTGATTCAACCACTGGAAATCCTCAAACTGTAATGTCAAACACACTTTTCCAAGACCTTACAATTGACTATGCAAAGACTGATATTCACAAATCATTTAATGATTATAACAAGGATGTAGAAGTATCTAGCAAATTAACGAAAGAGGAATTCAGCAAAATGGCTGATATTTTCAAGAACAATACAGCAATGATTAAAGTTTTTGAAAATAGATTTGGTGATGCCATGAAGATTTTTGAGAAGGATGCAGAAGGATTCATTACTTCTATTACACTTGATGGAGATACACCTAAAGTAATACAAGACCAGTTTAGAGAACTTGCAGAACAATACAATGAGGCTTTAGGCCAGATTAAAGACATTTGGGATAAGTATCCTCAAGTTGCTGATGCTGCATTACATAGTGAATTTGCCGTATTAAAGGATGCATTTGATACAAGATACAGTTCAAGAGAAGCATATTATCAAAAGTTGTTAGAAGCATCGAAAGAATATTATGATAAGGAGCTAGAGATACAGAAGACAGCACTTGATGCACAGATTAAAGCTGATAGGGAGGCAGAGGAAAAACGTCATAGGGATATGGTTGGAAACTCTAATCCAACTCTTGATAAACTATTGGATGGCTATAACCAGTCATATGACAGTGGTGAATTAGCTGGAATGGATACCACAAAGATTGAAGAATATTTCTCAAAATACAAGGAAGCATTCGATAATTGGTTAAAAGAACAAGACCAAGCATTGAAGAAAGGTGAAATGTCAATTGAGGAATATACAGAAAAAACAAGTGGCACTCTTCTACAGTCATACAAGAATCAAGAGATTACATTTGTGCAGTTCCTTGACTTGATGAGACAAGAGAATGAGACCCATCAGAATAAGATGAGTACCATTAATAAACAAGCAGAAGCAGAGACAGAGCAGAGCGAGAAGGAGCATTTGAAGAAAATGCAACAGACAAACGCTGAATATTACTCAAACATGCGAAAAGAACTTTCCAATTATATCTCATCAATATCAAAGCAAAGGGATAAGGCTGAAGTTAAGAATGCTTGGGGCATTATAAACTATGGCAAAACCAAGACTGCATTGGAAAACTTGAAGGATAATGCTGAGAATGCAATGATGCAGATAGCAAACCAGAAGAATGAATTGGTTGATAAATTGTCCAAAGGTGAAATTTCATTCGGTGACTTTGATACAGCGATGACAGAACTTAATGCACTTGGTACTGAGGCTATGGAAACTGCTGAAAGTGTTTCTAAAGACCTTAAGAATCTTCTTGGTGATTTTTGGGGTTCAATCAACCAGTGGGTACAAGCTGTCGGACAAACAATGAACTCAATCCTTGGTTCTCTTTCCGAAATAAGTGACAACCACTATGAAGCCGAAATTGAGAAGCAAGAAAAGTACATTGAGGAATATGAAAAGCTTCTAGACAAGCAGAAGGATATTACTCAAGAACATGCTTCAGCAATTGAATCAATCGAGGATGAGCTTTCAACAGCAAGAGGTGATAGGAGACAGCAGTTGATAGACCAACTCAATGCTGAAATGGCAGCACAGAGGGCTTCACTTGCGCAAGAGCAGAAGATTGAGAGACAGAAGAAAAAGGCTGAAGAGAAACAGAAGAAATTAGAGCATGACCAAGCCGTTGCAAAAAAGAAAATGCAGTTAGCACAAGCATATATTAATATGGCAATGTCAATTTCTATGGCAGCAGTTAATAGCTGGCCACTCCCAGCAATCCCAATGATGGCTCTTGCAGCAGCAACTGGTGCAGCACAGATTGCAGCAATCCAATCACAGAATATTCCTTCATATGGAAGCGGTGGTGTCATCCAAGGAAAGTCACATAGAGAAGGTGGCGTTAAGGTCTTAGGTGGACAAGCGGAAGTAGAAGGTGGAGAATATATCACAAACAAGATAACGACATCAAAGAACGTTGAATTGCTTGAATATATCAACACCAAGAGAAGGAAGATTAATCTTGAGGACTTGATTGATTTCTATGGCGGTAATTCTCAAGTCAAGAAGAGCATTACGACAGTTAGGACGAAGTTCGCTGATGGTGGTACAATACCTACATTGAGAAACGACATCAATCTGAGTGACAGAATGCTTACCGCATTTGAGGATTATTCAAACAGACCAGTCCAAGTTGCAGTTGTGGACATCATAGATAGGACGCAAGCTGTCAACGATGTGAGAGTAATGGCTGGACTTGAGTAACATTTTGAAGCACACTTTTGCTTAAATAATTAATTCAAAGAGGGTTGCCTTAATGATAGGACAACTCTCTTTCATTTCATGTTTATGTAAAGAAAATAACGATGAAAAATAAAAGACTCCATATCCTTACAATGAAGGAAAAAATGACAATCCAACTGTGGTTGGGTGTGTTCTTAGCTGTTATGGGATGTATCTTGCTGTGGGTGGGTTTATTTCTGCCACCAATGGGTATCATTCATGCATCTGTTCTGACTGCTATGGGTGAGGTATTCACTTTCAGCGGTGCATTAATAGGAATTGACTACTCATACAAGTACAAATCCATAAAATATATAGCAGAAATGGATAAAGAAACAAAAGATGAGGAATTAGAAGAGGAAGATGAGGAATAATACATTAATATGGGTATGTTTGTTTATAATTATTGTGATTTTGTCTATATTTTACATAGATAGGAATTACAATGTGAGAGACATTATAAACAACGTCCAGAAGACAGACACCATCATAACTACCAAAACTGACACCTTGTGGAAAGATACAACAATAATAGAAAAAGAGTTCGTTCCAAAAACTATAGTAAAAACCAAAACGGACACTCTGTTCAAGGCAAATGGGGATACGATACAACTCATAACGGAGTCAAAAAGGTTCGATAAAAGGCTCACAATCGACAAAGACACAGCTGATGTACAAGTTTACACCAGCGGCATAAATACAAGCCTAGACAGCCTTAAAATGCGATTTAAGACACATAGGGAGATTGTCACTAATACGGTTGAGGTGACGAAGTATGTAAAGGAGAAGAAAAGGTTCATTGATAGGTTTCACATACAGCCTCAAGTTGGTGTAGGATACGGAGTTTTCAATAAGAAGATTGATGCCTATGTGGGAGTAGGCATTGGATTTGATATATAGCGAAGTAAAATGAATATATATACTATGGAAAGTATAGGAATGTACAGACAAGAAACCCAATATGAGGGAGTATATAAGTATGTAGCACCAGAGGGATATGAGTTCTGGTCTTTTAACACAAACTATGGAAATGTCATATGGGGTGGAAAATATTTAGATAACGCTTATTACTTAAAGAAAAAAGACGATAATGGCTAAATATGAGAAATTAATACCCACAGTACTCAAATGGGAGGGTGGTTTTGCTAACCATCCTTCCGACCCAGGAGGGGCAACGAACAGTGGTGTCACATTATCCACATTCAGAAGCGTATATGGAAAAGACAAGAGTGTTAAAGACCTCAAGAATATGACAAGGGAGCAATGGGAATACATTTTCAAGACTCGTTTCTGGGATAGATGGTGTGCTGATGATATAGACAACCAAGCAATTGCAAACCTTCTTGTTGATTGGGTATGGGCTAGTGGAGTTTATGGAATAAAATACCCTCAAGCAGTATTGGGGGTAAAAACTGATGGAATTGTGGGTTTGAAGACACTTGCAGCCATCAATTACTATCCGAATAAGAAAGAACTGTTCGAGAAATTATGGAATAGGAGGAAAAAGCATTTTGAGGACATCGTTAGGAATAGACCTCAAAGCAAGGTGTTCCTCAAAGGCTGGCTTCGAAGATTATCTGATTTCAAATGGTTCGAATAAGAAATATGCACCGTTTACGTTTAGGGAATTTCGCATTGTAAAGGACTGTGCAAGGGGATAGGGGTGGAACTATCCCCACTTTTTTTCAACTAATTCATGTTTATCTTAAAAGACACCTATGGCTAAAAAAATCAAGAAATACAAAGTAGGAATTGATTCAGAGACATATGCAATCTCGATGGTTGAATCACCAGCCATTGAGTCTGATTTCGTTGCGTTATCCAAAGAGGAAGAAAAGAGAGTGTTCCTTGAGAGTGACGAAAGACATATGGTGTATGGTGCTGCATTAATTCCAGACAAGGACATATACAGAAACAATGGGGAACAAGAGTTCTACATCAGTTTCACAAAGGAAAGCATTGAGAAGATGTCTCAAGACTTTATGAAAAACTACAGACAGAATGAGGTGACACTTGACCATGAGGAAATGGCAAACGACATCACAATCACAGAGTCTTGGCTAGTTGAAGACCCATACAAGGACAAAGCAAACGCATTAGGCATTAACGTACCTAAAGGAACTTGGATGGTTGGTATGAAAGTAAACCAGATTGACGTATGGGAGAGAGTCAAGAGTGGAGAGCTTAAGGGATTCTCTGTTGAGTCAATGATTTCCTTAGAAGATTTTAGCAAACAAAATACAAATAATATGAATATAGAGACAAATGACAACATGTTTTGGGATAAAATGAAGAATATCCTATCGGAAGTGTTTACATCACTTTCAATGAGCAAGAAAGATGAAGACATCGTTAAAACGATGAATGAAGACACCAATACCATTGAGGAATTAGCGGCAATGAGTGGTTTTACAAGTGTTGAGGAATATCAGAAAGAGGTTGAAGCAATCGAGGCAGAACTTGAGGAAAATGCACAGCCTACAGAACCTACAGTTGAAACACCAAAGACTGAGGAACCAGCGGTTGTGGAAGAGCCAAAGGTTGAAGAGCCGAAACCAACTGAGGAAGCTCCAAAAGCAGAGGAAAAACCACAAGAGAACAACGCACATCTTGAGGAACTTATCAACTCGTTGAAAGAAGAGATTAATGCATTGAAGGAAATGAACAACGGTCTTAACGACAAGGTTAAGGAACTATCGAAAGAGCCTTCAACAAAACCAGTTAATACAAATGCAAAACCAAGCGGTGCAAGCACTTATTCAGCTTGGAGAGAACAAATGAGAAACATGATTGGTTAATAAAAATGGTCACAATAAACTATGTGACCATTTAAACCCTTTGTAAGTTTTAAGTTTTCCAATACAAGCATAGGAAATACCTCTGTGATTAAATGACGGATTTTTTCGTTCAGCTTCAGTACAAGATTTATAAGTGTTTAATAATACATTATCTATAGAGTATTGAAACACTTTTTTACTAATACTGTTGACTTGACGTTCAACTCTAGTACCATAGTTAATGTTGTAACTTGAGGTACACCATTCGAGGTTTTCAACTCTATTATCTGATTTGTCTTCATTTATATGATTGATTTCCTCATAATCGTTTGGATTAGGAATAAATGCTTCAGCAACTAGTCTGTGAATTAAACGTTGGCATAGTTTGCCATTTTTGTATAACGAAGCTTTTTTATACCCATTAACATCAATTGGTTTAAGCCATTTGTTGCTTTTCTTACTCCAAACTCTACCATCATCAGATATTTGGTAGTTTTCAAAATTAATAATGTCTTTAATCATAGTTGTGCAAATATATAAATAATTATTTGAATAAACAAGAAAAGGACAACTTTTTGTTAATTCATGTTAATTATAAAGAAAATAATTTATTTAAATTCATAATTAATTATGTCTAATTTCATAGATTTATCAAACATCACATACTGTGGAAAGGAAGCACAGGAGATTTTCTCTAAAGATATATATGACATCGACCTTCGTCAGTATGGTATCACCTTCATGGATGGTGTAAAAGGTAAGATGAAGATGTACAATGGTGAGATTGGTGATGCATGGCAGTTGTATACTTGCCCATTCACTCCACAAGGTTCTGCATCATTGGCAGAGAGTTTCATTGAACCATCAGCAATCAAGGTTAACCAAGAGAACTGTTATGATACATTCTGGAATACATTCCTTGTTGACCAGACTGAAATCAGTTTAAGAGGTGGAATCCCACAGACTTTCGGTGAATGGTACTTTGGCAAACTTCGTCAGAAGATGGCTAAGGAATATCAAGAGATTTTCTGGCAAGGTGACACTGCTCGTACTGCTTCTACAAAGACTTATTTGAAAGCTACTGACGGTATCGAGAAGAAACTTAAGGCTAACGCTGGTGAGAAAGTCACTGTTACTGCTTTCACTGTAGCTAATGTTATTGCACAAGTTGAGAACGCTATCCTTAAGGGTATCGAGCTTGCTAACACTAATGAGGTTGACACTGAGGGTTACAAGGTATTCATGAACCATGCAGACGTAAGAGTGCTTGAGATTGCTCTTGGCAAACTTTGCTGCGGAAACTCAATGAATGACAGATTCAGCAACTATGGTAGAGAAGGTGGACGTATCTTCGTAATGGGATATGAGATTGTTCCTACTATGCAGTCCAAGAACACTGTTATCTTCGGTCCTGCTCGTAACTTGGTTCTCGGTTATGATACTTTTGATTCACACCTTGAGTACAAGCTTATCGACATGAGAGAGACTACTGGTGACAATATGTTCAGAGTTCTTGCAATCAGCAACATCGCTGTAGGTATCATAATGCCAGAGTTGTTCGTATATGTATCTTAATAGACTCATTTGTCTACTAAATATATAAATCCTAAAGATGTCGGAAGGTAGGTAATATGGCTTACCTTCCACTCAAAAGAAACAAGAAAATAATAATTAATTTAAACACATATTATAATATGGCTATTTGTTCTTTAAATAAGAATTTGCTTCGCACAAACACCTGTGGGTACAGTTTGCCTCAAGTAACTGATATTTATATCGCAAACTTTGCCGATGTAACTGATGCACCAGTTGATTATAACTGTGAGAGCGGTGTAACTATCAGTGCTTTTTCAGCTACGACTGGAGCTTCTGTATATCATATCGAGCCAGCGAAGAACAGTACGACTTATACTGACGAACTCGTCGTTGAGGATAATGGAAACAAGTATCGTACTCACACAATTACCTTCAACCTTACTGGTAAATATGACAAGGATATGATTTGTCCAGTAGATGCGCTTGCACTCGGCAGATTCTTCGTTGTTGTTAAAACCGCTGACGGTGAGTATCTTGCTCTTGGTCGCTCAGTAGGTCTTGAGGCTAGTGAACAGTCTGTAAACGGTGGCGGTGATACAAACGGTGTAACCGTAACTCTTTCTGCTAACGTTACTGAGGCAGCAGTACCTCTTTCAGAAACTGCTGTAGGTCAATTGCTTGCAAAAGTTGCACAGTAATCAAACATAATCGAAATAAAAAAGGATGTAGTTAATTTTCTACATCCTTTTTTTTGTTTTTAATAAAGTTCATTTCCTTTACTTCATCTTCCCATATCGGACTGTCTATGTCTTTGCCTAAGTTGTAATAGGTTTCAAAGCCCTTTTTGCCACAGTTCTCAACGAGATAAACGTATCCGTCTTTTTTCTCTATTTTATTCATTTTGTGTTGTATTTTAAATAAACATGATTTAGCCGTTTCATTTCATGTTTACAATAAATAATTAAATCAATAATATGGCAGTAAGTACATATAACAATAACAATTGCAGATATAGGCTAGACAAGTTAGACAATGTTGTTTACCTTATCAGTGAGGACGCTACAAAGAACATCCACATTGATAACGGTGAAGCATATGTGATGGACATTGACCAAGAGCCATTGTCTTTGAAAGTCTATAACATTGCATTGACTGATACTGATGAATTAGATGAAAGGTATAAGTTTACTCACCAGTTGACGTTCAGTATGGATGGCTATGCTAACTACAAGGATTTCCAAGGGCGATACTTTGCCATTGTAAAGTCTCTAGACGGTGTTTATTGGCTCGTTAACCCAATGTTTCCATGCAAGGTGACATATACGTACACCCTTGACGCAAACGGTTCTCACACCGATTTTACGCTGTCTACGGCATCGAATCATCCTACGCTTAGAATACGCAACATCAGTCATGCAACACCTTATAATTGCGGATACAAACGTTGCACATTCAGCGATTTGAAACTGAATGAGAGCATTTATTCGCTTAAGACTGATAATCATGTCCTTTACACCAACGATGGTTTCAAGGACATTATTTTCACTAAGAACAGCGGTGTTTTCACAGAACAATTCGATGGAACGAATATCCAGCATGATTTGAAATTTGACATTAATTTCGATGACTATAAGAGTTCTTGGCACTATAACCTTCTAGAGTTTGTAGAGAACAGATATGCAGCCATTGTAAGGACAAGTTGTGATAACTACATCCTATGTGGTTTCGGTTTTGGTCTTAACCCTTCGTTCAACGTTGAGGCTAACGATGACACATCAATGGACAAGATACACATTGACCTTATAGATATGCATGACAATGGTGATTTCATTGCATATGAGGATGAAATTACAATCGGAAGGGATGGCGAGACAAAATGGACGTATACTAACAAATACAACGGATATGAGTGTGTCGGCAACAACCTTGCAAGATACTTGCTTATGGAAGAGGTTGACGCTCTTATGAACCCTACTGGAAATTACAAAGTCCTTGTCGGTTATGAATCTCAGTTCTCTTTCCTTAATATCGTTGGAACATTCACTGAGACTGAGACTTTCAACTCTTATGACTGTGCTGATAGTTGTAGAATCCAGACATCATTTCCATTGGAATTCGTATTCAACAACACATCTTGTAGGGAATATTCATTGATTGCAGATTCAAATTGGTCAATAACCTCTTCTGCAAGTTATATCACAGTTACGCCTTCTAGTGGACAAGCTGGTGTTTCATACACCGTTCAAGTATGTAACACTCAAGCACCTTCTGCAACAGATGTGACAAGCAACTTGAACCTTACATATTGTAATAGAACTAAGACTTATACTGTAAAGGTTAAACAAGGAGATAGCTGTCTTCCAGGTGGTTCTATATTCGATATTTCAGCAAATGGACAGTATGTTACAATTCCTACTTCTTGCTGTGTAAAGAGTGCAGATGATTTATCACACCAGATTACAAACGTATCAATACAGAATTCTTACATAAGGGTTTATGTTCCGCAGAATAATAGCGGTAATCCAAGACAGTTCATTATTTCAATTACTTACTGTGACGAAAAAGAAGGTGAGGCACTTATCAACCAAGGTACTGGTTTTGAGCGTTGGGTTAAGGAATCTACTGGTTGTAGCGGAAACTATAAATGTGATATTGAACGCAAATACACTGGTACTACCCTTTCTAATGTAAATACTCGTACAGAAGAAACAAAACTTACTAACTGTGTTACATCAAGCGAATGTGGAGGTTCTACTACTCGTTGGATTGACTCTTCTGAGACAACTTGTAGCGGTGGAAAGAAATACATTGTGCAGATTGAGCAAGTTTCAACTGATGGCGGAAGTTCTTGGTCTAATACTGGAAACAAGCGTCTTGGTTCAGAAACATCAGACCCTAGCGGAGAATGTGCTGGAGTTGAGGAACTTGAGGATTGGAGAGAAAACGGATATATCTGTAACGACACAACTAAATATGTGAGATTGCAGTTATATGTAAGTACTGATGGCCAGACTTGGATTGCTACAAACACATACAAGAGGGGAGATAGAATACTAGAGACTAATTCTGCTGATTGTGGAAATTTTACACCTTCTACTGGATGGACTTACGAGGATTGGAGACTTGTTGAGACCGATTACATCTGTGATGATGGCAGCAAGTATGAGAAACTTAGAAGATGGGTTTCAAATGACAATGTGAATTGGACTCAAACCGATGTATATAAGAGAGGTGAGTTAATTGAGGCAAATAGCGGAGATTGTGGATATGACCCAATAAATACTGGTAACTGTTCATCTTATGTAGACAATGGCGATACAATCTGTGATGGTTATGTGAAATATAAATATCTTAAGAAATATGTAAGAAATTGTGAGGACTGCAACAATTGTGATATACCTTGGAGAGAAACAAATATATTTAAAAGAGGCGATTTGATAGAAGAGCATTCATTAGATTGCGGCTATATTCCTTCAGACACCTATTATGAGTGGAGAGAAGACGGTTGGGATTGTAACGGCTATGACAAATATCAGAGATACAGAGAGTACATTTCTGAGGATGGAAGCAATTGGTACAAAACAAATATATTCAAGTTAGGTGACAGTCCAATTGCGGTTAATTCTGCCGATTGTGGATATGTACCAAGGATACACTATGAATACCAATGGATTGAGAGTGACGTTACAAGGTGTGTAGGTACTACAGAGTATTACACCTATAAAAAGCAGAGAAGGATAAGCGGTAGTTCTGATGCTTGGCAAGATGTCATTCCTACAGTATATTCAGTTGATGGTGATGGTACAATGCAACCTAGGGTCAAGAAGGAGAATTCTGAAAACTGTGGTTATGTGCCACCAGTAGAACCAAGGTACAGATGGGTGGCGATGGACATCAACAAGGATTGGATTTGTGGTGACTGTGACGATACACCAGATGAATTACAGAAGATTGAATATAGGGAAAGCGATGATGAAACGGATATGCAGTTCAAGAATTGTGATGGTAATTCAACGCTCACTTCAACTGATTATGGAAACAGAGACATCGTTTATGTAAAAATCGGAGGATGCGTCACAACAATTGGAGTTGATGCTTTCAAGGGTAAAACAAACCTTCAGCAAGTGATGATTCCAAGCACAGTTGATACAATTGATGATAATGCATTCAGTGGTTGTACTAGCCTTGTTGATTTCTCAGTTCCAATGAGTGTTGTATCAATTAATGATAATGCATTTAGGGACTGCATACAGCTAAATAAGATTATGCTGCCAAACAATTTAACAACTATTGGTTCTTATGCATTCAGTGGATGTAAAAACTTCCCATCAATCAACATTCCACAGTATATTACAATAATCCCTACTGGGTGTTTCTATGACTGTGATGGTATGACGGATATATATCTCCCAGAGAATGTTAGATTGATTCAGTCAAAGGCATTTGGAGAATGCGGAGGTTTAGTTAACTTCACTTGCTATGCAACAGACCCACCAGCAATATATTCAGATACATTCAGTGGAATGAACGAGCACTTGAAAATATATGTTCCAGCAGCGAGTGTGAACGCTTATAAACTTGCTTGGGGCGCATATTCAGATAACATTGTAGCAATTGGAGAATAAAGATGGCACAAGATTTATGTAAATATTATAAGAAACAGAGGTATGTTAGTTATAATGACGGTTTGACATGGCAACCTCTTGAAGAGTATGAGAAGGGTGAGTTGTATGAGACTCACTCTGCCTCATGCGGAGCTGGCGTATTCCAATATCGTTGGATATTGGTTGACAATGCATATATTTGTGACGGAAAGGACAGATACACAAGGGAGGTATATCAATACTCAGAGGATGGTGTTGTATGGTATAATACATTCCCTACTCAATACAGAAAAGGATACCTTGTTGAAAACAATAGTCCATTCTGCGATAATGCTGGAGGTGGGCAATATACAAGTGGAGACACAGAACCTATAAGCGGAGATACATATCATTGCCCACCGAATTACTATTGGGATGGGTATGAATGCGCATGTTTAGGTCGCATAATTAATGGAGAATGTGTAGGATGCGACCCTAAAAAACATGTACATTGGGATGAATCACAGCAAATGTGCGTTTGCGATAAGTGGTATAGAATGGTAAATGGAATATGCGTTTCCATTGACCCTCTTAAAGACGTTAAATGCTCAAATTCAGATGGTATATTAAAAAAATCAGATGTCAATTATTATGAAAATGGCTGGGCAGCAATGTCTTATACAGTTGGAGATTGTATAACTAAAATTGGTGATAGCGCATTTAATGGTCAAATATTTCTAACAAGCGTTACAATATCAAATACAGTGAACGAGGTTGGACATTTAGCTTTTGCAAACTGTAGAAGCCTTGAGACAGTTTCATTTCCTAATAATATTATAAGTTTAGGCAATCAAGCCTTCCTACGCTGTTCTAGTTTAAAAAACATCACTTTTGGAGGTACAATACCATCAGAAGTACCAGTTGGTTTATTTAGCCAATGCGAAAAATTAGAAACCGCAGCATGGCTTCAATACAACAGCATAACGTCAATCGGTGATAATGCATTCTATAATTGTTATTCATTGAACAATGTAACACTACCAGATACGCTTCAAACAATCGGAAGAAATGCATTCTATGGCAACCGTTCTCTTACTACAATAACAATACCAAGTGGTGTAACGTCAATAGGAACTAGCGCATTTGAGAATTGTACTGCAATGACATTTGCCAATATCAATTCAAATGAGGTAGCAATCGGAGATAGTGCATTTAAGGGTAATACAAGCCTCACAGCGGTCACAATCAACTCAAGTGGAGTAACTATAGGCAATAATGTTTTCGATGGTTGTACGAGGCTTCTAAAGATTACATTCACAGCGACAGTGCCTCCACAAATTGAGGAAGGTGATTTTGACAACACTAATGAATGCGCAATATTCGTTCCTTGCGGAAGTCTAGAAGCATATAAAACAGCATGGTCTCAATATGCTGATAGAATAAGCTGTAACGATACTGGAATTTATTATCGTTGGGTTGATGACGATGGATTCTACTGTGATGGAACTGACGAATACACAAGGCAGAAACAGCAACAGACAACAAATGGTGTCACTTGGACTGATACTGGTGCTTATCGTAATGAAAGATTAATAACCCATTATTCTAAGAATTGTGGTTATATTGGTGATGTTGGATTGACAGTAACTAATGAAGATGGATATACAAGGTATTATGAGCCTTGTGATTCAGAACCAACTCCACCAGTTTCAACAAACAAACTTGATGCCACTTATAATGATGGAACATCGTTCTCAATACCTTGCGATGATGACTCTTCATTAACTAGGTCAATGATTACAGCGCACACAACAAGCCATTATAACATGATAACAGCTATAATAGGAAATTGTGTAACTGAAATTGGATTCAGTGCTTTCCAGTCATGCTATAATCTTACAAGTGTAACTGTAAATGCAAGCACACCTCCAACATTAGGTGGCTATGCATTTGACGCTACAAGTAACTGTCCAATCTATGTTCCAGCGGAATCAGTAAATGCATATAAGGCAGCAGATGGTTGGAGCAAATATACAAGTAGAATCCAAGCGATACCTAACAATTAAATAAAAAAATAATATATGATAATATCAAGACAATTAACAGATTCAGCTAGCGCAAGCACTGCAAGTGACATCCAGCTTGGTAGCTGTGTTACTGAAATTGGACAAGGTGCTTTCAGCGGATATACTAACATAACTGATGTAGAGTTTCCTGATAGCCTCACCACCATAGGTGCTGGGGCTTTCAGCGGCTCATCAATGACCTCTGTAGATATACCAAATTCGGTACAAACAATCGGAAGTAATGCTTTCAATGATTGTTCAAATCTCACAAATATAACTGTTAATGCTGTAACGCCTCCGACACTAGGAGAGGACGCTTTTAATGGCTCTACTTGCGCAATTGTTGTTCCTAGCGAATCATATAACAGCTATATCCAATCATCTTGGAGCGTTTATAAAAATAGAATTACTTATGAAGGAATGGCTTTAAAATTAAATTTCATAAATGGTTCTACATCTTCTTTTTTGATTTGCGATGGAAACACTATAACAAAAGATGACGTTGATAGTATTTATTTTAGCGATATTACCGCAACAACCATAGGTAGCTGTGTTACTGAAATTGGACAAGGTGCTTTCAGCGGAAAAACTTTAGGAAATGTCACTTTTGAAGAAGGAACAACAACAATTGGAAATGAAGCGTTTTATAATATTAACACCAATTTAGCATATAGTACAATCACATTACCTAAATCACTAACTACAATAGGAAGTCAAGTTTTCCATAACAATAGTGCAGATACTCGTATTGAAATAAACGCTTACGGTGACAGCGGTTTAAAATTGGATAAAAGCTCATTCTATCCGAGTACGGCAGGAACTTTCAAATTAAATTTGTATAATATGTCTATACCTGCAAACGCTTTCGAGTTTAAATGGGATGACTACGGTTTTAGAGAAGTTGGGGTGTTTGGTATGTCATCTATTGGAGCTAGTGCTTTCGCTAGTGATATTAATTCTAGTTTAAGTTTAACATCTGTTACTATTGGTGATGGGGTTAGAGTAATTGAAGATAAAGCATTTCAAAATAATAATGAAATGACAAATTTAGCACTTGGGAATAGCCTTTTAGATATAGGTGATAGTGCTTTCGCTAGATGTAGTGGCTTAACTAGTGTAGTAATACCAGACAGTGTTATAAATATTGGTGCTTATGCTTTCAACTCTTGTACTGGGCTTACAAGTATAAATATACCAAGTGGCTTAACATCAATTAAAGATTATACTTTCCAATATTGTAGAAGTTTAACAAGTATAACAATCCCAAATAGTGTAACAAGTATTGGTGACTATGCTTTCGATAGATGTAGTGGCTTAACTAGTGTAACCATTGGAAACAATGTCAGAAGTATTGGTAATCGAAGTTTTTATAGAAGCTTCTATTCTACCCAATACGGCAAAGAACTCATTGTCAATATGTCAAATAGCGTCACAAACATTGGTGATGACGCTTTCTACCCTGATTATGGAACAACATATTTTGACAAATTAAGTTCTAGTATCATAGATGTGGGTAAAAGAGCTTTATACAAATGTAGGTTCGAAAATTTTGCTTTACCTAGAACTATTAAAACTATTGGTAATAGTGCTTTCTCTTCATGTAGTGGTATTACAAATGTGACAATTCCAAGTGATATTACATCACTTGGTGCTGCCGTTTTCAGTGCTAGCGATATTAAAAGTGCTACTTTTGAAAATGGTATTTTAGCCATACCAAATTCTTTCTTTAGCGGTTGTAAATCTTTTACAAGCGTAACGATTCCAAATAGTGTTACAACTATTGGTGAGAGTGCTTTCGCTAGCTGTTATAGTCTTACAAGTGTAAACATACCAAATAGTGTTACAACTATTGGTGAGAGTGCTTTCGTTTTTTCTAGTGGTCTTACAAGTTGCACAATCGGCAGTGGTGTTACAAATATTGGTAGGAATGCTTTCGGTTATTGTAGTGGTCTTACAAGTGTTACAGTGAATGCAACAACACCACCTACATTAGGCGGCGATATATTTGGAGAAAAAACGCCAATTTCTAAAGGTACAGGAGTTATATTTGTTCCATGCGAATATGTTGATGTCTATAAAACAGCTAGCGGCTGGAGCGATTATGCTAGTTGTATATTGGGTTTAGACCCTTGTGCTTTTATCGGAAAAATAAAAGCAAAAGATGAAAACAATAATGTCATAATAGTAGAAAGTTGTTCTTCAACAAGTATAGAAAATAGAAAATATAGAAATAATTTATTAATGAAAGAAGTTGAAATAGGAAGTTGTACTACAAATATTGGTAGTTATGCTTTCAGTGGCTGTAGTAACTTGTCATCAATTGATTTTATACTGCCAAGTTCAATTTCGAGTATTAGTAATTACGCTTTTGCTAATTGTACTAGTTTGACAAGTGTAACAATTCCAGATAGTGTTACAAGCATCGGTGGTTATGCTTTCAGAGATTGTACTAGTCTTACAAGCGTAGCAATACCAAACAGTGTGACAAGTTTCAATACTGCTATTTTTTTAAATTGCAATAAATTAACGAGCATAACAATTCCAGATAGTGTTACAAGTATTAGTAATTATGTTTTCAGATATTGTACTAGTCTTACAAGTGTGACAATACCAAGTGGAGTTACAAGTATTGGTGATTACGCTTTCTCTGACTGTAGCGGACTTACAAGTATAACAATTCCAGATAGTGTTACAAGTATTAGTAATTATGCTTTCAGTAATTGTAGTTCGTTAATAGCAGCGTCCTTATCAAATGGCTTAACATCAATTTCATCTTCTCTTTTCAGAGGGTGTTTGAGACTTCTGAGTATTACAATTCCAAGTGGTGTTACAAGCATCGGTGATTATGCGTTCAGTGGATGTAGAAGTTTTACAAATATTACAGTTAATGCAATAACGCCTCCAACATTAGGTGAAGATGTATTTGCTGATACAAATGATTGCATAATTTATGTTCCAGCAACATCAGTCGATGCGTACAAAGAAGCAGTTGCGGAAGGATGGAGTACATATGCTTCAAGAATCCAAGCAATACCATAATCTAATATTAAAAGGGGTGATATAATGAGTATCACTCCTTTTTTTCATGTTTATCATAAATACGTATTTAATATGGCAAACAAAGGTTATAGAGGTTCAAAAGACCATCTATAGCCTTTATATGTTTTTTGTTTATGACTACAGCAACGTTGAACATTAGGTTGGTCAAATCCTTGTCTCCCACATTCTTTTGTTGAAGGATAAATTGCAATTAGTTTACCGTCTAATGTGTATTGGTAGACTATTTTTGAGTTTTTTTTATTTAACCCTTTTTCACTTATCCTTTTATTTCTAGTTCCATAATTATTATTGTATTCATATGTACACCATTCAAGGTTTTCAACCTTATTGTTAGTTTTGTCTTCATCTTTATGATTTACGCAAGGTAAATTTTGAGGATTCGGAATGAATGCTTCTGCAACAAGACGATGGATTTTAAAAGATTTTGTTTTTCCTTTGTTTGATAGAGTCACAAACAAGTATCCACAATTATCTATGTATTGTTTTAATATTTTCTCTTTTTTTGTTTTGTTATAATTTAAACTTTTTACCCTTCCTTCGTTACTCACTTGGTATAAGTTTTCATATTCTATAATGTTTTCCCAATTTTCCATAATCATGTTTATTTAAAATGTTAACATTAGCAAAGATATGTAAATTTATCTTTATATCAAAATAAACGATTAAAATTTTTTCGAAAAAATGTCTAATATATCAAAAATCAAAATTAGCGGCACATCATACGATATAAAAGATGAAAACGCTTGCAATGTGGTGGAATTAACCCAAGCTGAATATGATGCATTGCCAGCTACAGCAAAAACGAGTAATTCTCTTTTTGTCATAACTGATGCTACTGCTGGGGATTTATCAAACTATTACACCAAGTCAGAAACTAGCGGTGCAACTGAAATAAGCACAGCACTTGCATCAAAGGCAGACACAGCAACAACCTATACTAAAACTGAGGTTGATAATGCTATCACTGCTGCAACAAACACTAAACAAGATACCTTGGTCAGCGGAACAAATATCAAGACCATCAACAATGAATCATTACTTGGTAGTGGAAATATAGATATTCAAGGTGGTGGTGTGAATGTTGTTCAAACAACTGGTACTTCAACAGCTGATGTTATGTCACAAAGTGCAATAACTAATGGGTTTAACACTTATACGCTTAAAAGAAATAGTGATAATGGAGAGGTTAGGTACTTTTATGTAACTTCACCGTCACAACCTTATGGTGGAGGTGGTCAATTGTTTTTTAATTTTTCCATAAATGGTAGATGCCCATTAACTCAGACTAATGGTAGTAATTCATATATAGACAAGTTTAGCCTTGTTGAAACATCAGCGATTACCACATCAGTAACAAGTAGTTCAACAGATGCTCAAGTGCCATCAGCAAAAGCAGTGTATGATGCAATTCAAGGTGGTGGTGGAGGTTCAAGTTATACAGCTGGTGATGGCATTGACATAACTAATGATGTTATAAGTGTAACTGGCAAGGTTGATACCACAGCATTCACAGCACATACAGCTGATACAGTAATCCATGTAACATCTGCTGAAAAAGCAGCTTGGAATGCAAAAAGTGATTTCAGCGGAGACTATGATGATTTGACAAACAAACCAACAATACCAACCGTACCTACAAGCAACACTGCATTCACTAATGACGCTGGTTATATTACTATTGATGCAATAAGTGGAAAAGTAGATACTTCAACATATAATACTTATACTGCTGCAACAGATACTGCACTTGCATCAAAGCAGACAACTCTTACAGCTGGTACTGGAATCTCAATCGTTGATAATGTTATATCTGCAACTGGAGGTACATCTATAACCATTGACCCATCATTAGACAGTGGCTCAACAAACCCAGTGGCAAACTCTGCAATAACTGAGGCTATCACTGCAAACCAAAATGCTGTTTTAATTACGCCAGAAAATAGGAATAGTGTTGTTGAGCATATTGAAAATGATATTTATGAGTTAAAAACAAACGATATATATTCTATTTCGTTTATACCAAAAGACCTTGAATATACAGAATTTAGATTTAATGGTACTGTAAATGGCACTTATACTGATATATCTACCGAAAAGAACGTTGATACAGCAACAACTCAAGTTAGTATTACTTTCGATAGCGAAACTAATAGAATCACAGTAACGTCTCTTGATAGAGATGCAAACAAGATTGACGTTACTAGATTAGCGTATAAGACAAGTTCAGGTTTTAGTGATTTAGAGAATAATGATGTGTACATTATACATAACCCTTCTCTTGGCGTTGTCAAGACAGAATATGAAAAGACAATCCAAACATCTTACAAAGAAAGTGGGGGTTATATAACAGAAAGAAAAGGTAATACTGAAATCAAATATAATTATGAAACCACTTCAACTAGTAATTTGGTGAATGGCAGAGCTGTTAATGCAGCGATAGATAAAGTTAAAACTAGGTTTGATGGTTTCGGACAGAGTTATAAAGGTGGACAAGGTTGTACCGACTACGCTAGTCAAAGTCCTAATATTACAGATTTTACTAGCGGAGAACATTCTGTAATGTTAATTAATACAAATTCAACAAGAGTTTGGTGGTTCAATATTAAATTGAATGAAAACAGTACAGATACGTTTGGTCACTTGAACATTAATTTTTCTGCTGATGGCGTATCATTTGGAAATCTTAGTTTGTTCCTCCAAATGAATACTTTAGACTTCAGATTAGGTGATTATAGTAAAAGAATTGACGTTACTGACAAAACACAAACATATTCGGTTTTTGTTCCGAATGGAATTTTAGTTAATACTAGTTCTAGAAATGCCGTTGCATCATACAACGTTTGGTCGATGACGGAAGATGCACCGTTCTTCCTTGAATCCATTGGAATATTCGACATTCCACATGATAGTTCTTGCCTTGAGTCATTTGATGAGTGGAAATCAAACGTTGATACGGATATATCTAATTTGAGTGCTAGAACAGACTATGCTGTAAATACAGTAAACAATCATATCAATGATTCTAGTATTCATGTAACATCTGCTGAAAAATCAACTTGGGATGCAAAGCAAGACCAGCTTGTAAGCGGTACTAACATCAAGACCATCAACAACGAATCAATTCTTGGTAGTGGAAACATTACCATTGAAGGCGGAGGTGATGTGACTGTTGACACATCATTAGACAGTGGTTCAACAAATCCAGTGGCGAACAGTGCAATAACAAATGTATTGTCAAACTATTATTATGCTAGAAAATTTAATAATAATGTATATTCTTCTCCTTATGGTACAATATCTTCAAATGGTTGTATTGGTTTTACTTTGGAATTTTACAACATAGCTAATCCTAATCTTAGTGTTAATTCACCAGTGTGGCTAAGCAAAATAAATGGGAAAACAATATTTCATTCAGAATATTCTACGCCAAATGCAAATACTTTTAATCTAAGTCTTGTTGAAACATCAGCCATTACCACTTCAATAACAAGTGATTCAACAGATTCTCAAGTTCCATCAGCAAAGGCAGTGTATGACGCTTTGCAAGAAGGTGGCGGTGGAGGTGGAATGACAGAAGATGATGAACTCCTTCTTTCAACAGCACTAACAGACCTAAACGATAGGAAGATTGATGCATCTGAGGTCAAGTCAAATTACCAAAGGAAAGGTGATTATGTAGCACTAGGCACACTAAATACAAGACTTGCTGAATATGAAACAGTCTTAGATGAGCAGAACGTTGAAGAAGTTACAGCATATGCACTTAATGACCTCAATAATAAGTTTGGTGGTTTATCACTTGTCAAAATAACAGAATCAGAATATGCAGCATTGACAACCAAAGACGAGAATACATTGTACATTGTCGTTGCTGACCCATCACAAACAAGATAATAATTAACGTTAATTTAATATAGAAATATGGCTAAATATTTAACAGAATTTAATACATATGCTGATTATCAAGCAGCAACATTGAATCTTCCAAATGTATCACTCATCAAGTCAACTGGTAAGGTTTATTACAAGAACCTATTTGCTGGGGCTTCTCTCGGTGACATCCTTATGTGGGATAATGTAAACAACAAACTTGTAACCACATTTGGTGGAAATTGGGATTCAACAATATATCCAATCGCTCAGTATGAACCGATTGCAATCAATGTGTACCCAGCAAGTCAAGCAAGTGATGGTAAATCAAGGTATATGGCATTGAAATGGGCTTCTAATACTTCTGATACTGGTAGTACCTCCGAAGTTACCCTTAAGTGGGGAAATAGCGGTGCTAACTTAACATCAAAAGACAAAACTGCTCTCAACGGTAGAGAGAACACCGATAAGGCATTAGCTCTTGCTGATGGAACAACTGCAAATACACAAGCTGCATTCGCTGCATTTGCCGCTGTTAACAGATTCAGAACAAATGGTACAAACCAAGGTGATTGGTATGTTCCATCACAAGGCGAACTATCACTATATAATACTAATTTTGCAGATATTAAAGCAAAAATTACTGCAATCAGAGACGCTTCAAGTTCAATCGTTAGTACAGTCTATGCCCAACAGTGGACTTCCACTGAGAAAGAGGGCAACAACACAACCGACACTATGTGTCTGTACGTTGCTGGTGGTTTTTACGGCTATGATAGAGCAAGCGACTACGCTGTTAGAGGTATGATAGCATTATAATAATGATACTAATTTATATTACATTATATGGGAATTAAATTAGGAAATTTAGATATAAGTTCATTCAAGGTAGGTGGGGCTGATTGTTCCATCTATCTTGGTGATACAAAGTTGTATCCAGAGGAAGAGCCTATACCAACACCACA